GTTTTTTAAGATCATAAAGATACTCCCTTTTTATTTGTGCGTAAGTCGGTGGTATGTTTACATTTAAGTATGCCATAGTTTATCCTCATTTTATTGTACCCCAATTTGGTCCTGATTCATAGTCTACTTTATTTTTGACCTCAAGAGGTATTGTTTGTTCCATCGTGTTTTTAATCAATTCTGATTCGTGGTCCGTGATCGAAAAACAAAGTTCATCGTGTATTTGTATGTGAGGTATTATACCTTTTTCATATAGATCGACCATGGCCTTCTTTGTCATATCTGCTGCGGACCCTTGTATCAATCTATTCAAAGCTTTGTAGGTAAATGCAGGTGTGTAGTATCTATCAAAATAATCCATGTAATTTGTATCGATTTTATTCTCTTTATACTTATCTAACATCTCAGCCTTAAATGCTTCCATCGCCTGCTCTTTTGTGTAGAGTGGCACCTCGTTAAATCTGTTGGTCTCAGGATTCCATTCTTTGTTGGTTGTCTCCCACTTATCAAACCTGCAGAATCTATCATATAGTGTAAATAATAATCTATTATCTTTAGCAAATGTTATTAGTTCTTGTGACAGCTGACGTACAAAAGGAACTCTTCCGTGGTATTCATTAAATAATTCTCTCGCCTGTCGTTGGTCCAGACCCAACTCTCTCTGTAGCTTGATCTTACCCATACCATAGAACAGACCTAGGTTAATTGTTTTTGCCTGTTTCCTGGAGATATTAGCCATGTCAGCAACGATTTGATGAAAATCTGCATCATCCTTGTCAAATTCCTCTTGTAGCGTCTCTGTGCCTGGCAGGCCTAGTTTGATGGCATAATGCACCACAATACGTGGCTCCTGTTGTGAATAGTCAAAGCTAGCCCATTTACAACCTTCTTCTGGTATAAACAGTTCTCTCATCTTTTGACCTATAAAACCTTTTGCAGGTATCTGTTGTAGATTAGGGTTTGACATACTGAATCTACCTGTAACCGTACCACCTGTATCTGATCTTATTTGATTTATATCGGCATGTATTCTACCTTCATGCACATATTCTAATAATCCATCTATAAAAGTATTCGCTGCTTTGTCATACTCTCTTGCTTTTGCAATCATACGAAGGCATTTGTTACTGTGTGTTTTAAGATAATCTTTTGGAAGTTGTGGCATCTTAGATTTAGGAGTTACTTTGTAATCTTTTATATGTAGATGATCTAATAATTTTTTAATTGATGCTGCAGCCCAGATGTCAACTCTAACTGTTGTTAAAGATTCAATTGCTTTTAA